AATTGCACAAGCACCAACTGGTAGTTTGTCCGAAAATGGTACATTCTATGTAATCGAATCGGCAACAACTGGTGATAATATTGTATTGGGAACAAATGGTAGAACTGGAACTCAAGGTGACTTGGGAGTTTCTTACTCACCACAATACAATTCAGCCGCAGTCGCATCATTTACTTCATCAAACGAATATATTGGGGTAAATAGTAGTGGTAATCTCACAGTTAGTAGTTCGATTAGTGGTAGTGTAAACATATACCCAGGAACAATTACTTCAGACATTACTTGGAGAGACCAATATGATAATGTTGGTGGGCCTCAAACTATTACTGTAAATCTTGCAATTAATAACGCACCTTCTGCTGCCGAACTTACTTCTACAAATAGAAACACTAACCAAGCAACCAATGGTAATCTATTATCTACTATAAAGTGGACTGATACTGAAAGTGATGCTTTGAATATTTCATCATTTGTATTAACAGGTGTAAGTGCTTCTAACTTATCAAGTTCATACGATGGGTCTAACAACTTTGGATTATACGCAAATGGTGACCAATCGGCAGGAACTATTTCGTTCACAGCAAGTATTAAAGATGTACATGGATTTAGAACTGGTGTGTATACAGATGATATCACAATCGCACAAGCCGATAACGGTACTTTGACCGCACCTGGTAACTTGTTTATTATTGAATCTGCTACAAGTGGTGATGGTATTACAAATACTACAACTGGTATTGGTACTGCTAAAACTTTGAGTGTAACGTATTCACCAAGTTATGGGTCACCAATTGCACAAAACTTCACATCCGATAACCCATTTGTTGCAGTTAACTCATCAACGGGTGTATTAACTGTTGGAACTGATATTAGTGGTAGTGGTAATACCGATGGTACAACTCTTACTGCAAACATTGGTTGGGAAGACCAATATGGTAATGCAGATTCAGCACCAATTACCGTGAGTGTTACTCCAAACGGCGGACCGGGTGTAACAACCGATACTCCAAACACAAACAATCAGAATACAAACTTGGCAGTTAATGGTGCTTTATTAGCAACATTGGTTTGGAGTGATACTGAAGGTGATGCACTTGATGTTGATACATTTAATTTAACAGGTGCCGGTGCTGCAAGTTTATCAGCATCATACGCTGGGTCAAACACATTTACAATTCACGCAAATGATGATTTAACTGCTGCAACTTACAACTACTCAGCAAATATAAAAGATACTCATGGATTTAATCAAGGAACTTATACCGATGGTATTACTATTTCGCAAGCAGGTGGTGGTTCTATTACAGGTGAAAGTTTCTATATTATTGAATCCGCATTAAGTGGTTCGGTAATCACAAACGATTCCGATGGCGTTGGTTCTCAAGCGAATGTTAATGTAACTTATTCTCCAAACTATGGAACTCAAGTTGCAGAACAATTTAACTCAAATCACTCCGTAATCGCAATTGATTCAAATGGTAACTTGAGTGTTAAGTCTGATATTAGTGGTTCATACATAAATGGTGATTCCATTTCACCAACAATCTACTGGGTAGACCAATATGGAAATGAGGGTACTGGTAGTATCACAATCAATGTTACTAATAATGTGTTACCAGAAGCTGCATTTGCTGATGAAACCATAAACGCTCCGGTATCTTCAGGAACTAAATTAGTAACAATTACAATTACGGATACTGAAAGTGATTCACCATATTCAGTAACTTTAAGTGGTGAGGGTGCTGCATCAATGTCTCTTGCACCTCAAAACGCAGCTTCATCATCTTGGTTTATCAACGCAAGTGATTCTTCAATGACCGATGCGGTTACCTTGAACTATACAGCAAGTATTCAAGATGCTTATGGTGAGGATATTGTAGAATACAAGCGTAGTTTCTCCGTAGGAGCTGCTCCTGCTGGTGGAGCATTGTGGTATGCTTACTTAACTGAATATGGTCACTATGTTGGTGTAAGTGGTGCTGATATTTATGAATGTATTGGTGATGGTGCATTCCTTGGTAATACAAGTAATGATGGTGTACAGGATGCCGATTCTATATTAGACTCATTTGCCGATGGTGATATGGGCACTGAAATTATTGTCGATAACTTCGTTTCCGGGTTCTTTGGGGCCAATAGAAAAACATACCTCGTTGGTAGTGGTTCGTTATTAGAGGATTCAAATAGTACTCCAATACTTTCAAAAATTATTATGAGAACTGGTTCGACTGACCCATCTATTCCAACCACAGCACTACTGATTGTAATGCCATCAAATGGTGATGCTGGTTTAGTACCAACCACAATGGGTAGTTCTTTTGGAGGAAGTACATCGGGTGAATATCTAATTTATGGTGATAGAAGTGGTACTGGTGGTGATGGTGTAAACTCATTTGCTATACAAACATACAATATGAATTCAGGAACATACCCAAATAGTTCCGCAACGAGTTTTACGGTTCTGATTGGTGGTAAGGATGCCGAACCATCTCCAGGTGTTGATTATTATTTAATAAGTACTTCGGGAAGTGCTCCAAGTTCTACATTCTAATAAGGGGAGTTAGATGGCAATTACGTTAAATACGGATTTAGAGGTATCAACCGGTAAATTAAGTAATATTGAATTACTTCAAGGTGCTTGGAGAACTGTCGATACTGCTGCAACAATGAACGCCTTGACCGGAAGTGCTGGTGAGGAAGCCAAATTAGAAGTTGGTCAGATATTTTATGTCCAAGACGAAGATAAATTATACAAATATAGATTAGTAGGTTCCGGATTCTTTGCTACAAAAGAATTCCAAGAATTTGAATTCCCAAGCTCAGGTAGTGGGTCTACCCCTGCCGGAACCATTAGTGGTTCTCAGCAAATATCTGATTTAGGATTTATTCAAAGTTCACAAACATCATCATTTGTTTTATCATCTCAAACTGGGTCATTCTTAATTGCGGCAGATACTGCATCATTTATACTTGTATCTCAAACAAGCTCAATGTCAGTTGCTACGGCATCATATATAAGTCCTACATTTATCTCAGCATCCGCTGCAGCTGCTGGGTTTGGTGCTGGTGGAAGCACACCTGATGGGACTATTAGTGGTTCACAACAAATTATTGACTTTGGATTTATTCAAAGCTCACAAACTTCATCGTTTGTCTTTGTATCTCAAACCTCTTCAATGTCAGTTGCTACTGCTTCTTATATTGACCCAACATTCATTTCAGCATCCGCTGCTGCTGCTGGATTTGGTGCAGGTGGTGGTGGGTCTATCGATACAAGTTCTTTGGTAAGAATAGACCAAACAAGCTCAATGTCGGTTGCTACGGCATCTTACGCTTTATATGCTATTTCTGCATCCTATGAGATTCTTACCGAATTGTCTTCATCTCACGCAGTAAATGCTGATACTGCATCATTTATAAGTGATACATTCATTTCAGCCTCTGCTGCAAGAAGTGGATTTGGTGGTGGTTCAAGTATTGATACTTCATCATTCATAACAAATGACCAAACAAGTTCATTCTTGTTGATATCCGAAACAGGGTCATTCCTCACTGCAGCTGATACGAGTTCATTCGTTCTTGTTTCCCAAACGAGTTCTATGTCAGTTGCTACTGCTTCTTATATTGACCCAACATTCATCTCATCCTCAGCCGCTGCTGCTGGATTTGGAAGTGGGGGTGGTGGTTCTACTCCTGCGGGTACTGTGAGTGGGTCACAACAAATTGCAGATTTGGGTTACATAAACCAAACACAAACAAGTTCGATGTCTGTCCTTTCAGCATCGTATGCAGTAACTGCATCATATGCTGCAGTTTTAGAAATTGGTTCTGAAATATCAGGACCAGGATTTAGTATTAACCAAGATGGCATTCTCACATTATCGGCTACCACGGAAACTGGAAGTCTTGGTGCTGGGTCAATTTGGTATGATGGTAATGATTTTTACTTTAATGTATAAAAGTAGATACTTATTAGTATTAAAGAAGTTATATTTGATATATCAATAAAAATGTGTTAACACAAAAAACGGAGAAAAAAAAATGGCATGGAAAAAGGTCGTAGTATCGGGGTCGGCTGCTGAGCTATCGGGATTAACGGTAGACAACACGATTGTAGGTACAGTACAAACCGCATCTTATGTTGAGTTCGATGGAGTAGATGGCTTAACGGCCTTTTCTGCATCTGTAGCTGCTAACATTGAGAGTGCGGAATTTCAGTTAAGCATCAATGGTGATGCTGGTGATGGTCCTGATGTAATTGGTGATGGTGATACTATTACAATTGCAGGTGGAACAAATATTAATACTTTAGTAACATCATCAGTCGGTGGTGAGAATAAAGTAACAGTCAATCTTGACACCAAGATTGATTTATTAGAAGTAACTGCTTCTTTAAAAGGTAATGTAGTTGGTGACTTAACAGGTACCGCCGACACCGCATCTTACGTTGCTGGTGCTGGTGTAGATGGAGCAGTTGTAACTGCTAATACTGCATCTTATATGTTGGGTTCAGGTGTAGATGGAGCAGTTGTAACTGCTGATACGGCATCTTATGTTTTACTCGCTGGAGTAGATGGATTTGGTGCTGAGTCATCATCAATCGCAAGTAGAATTACAGTTCTTGAACAAGATGGTCCTGAAAACGCATCAACCGCATCTTTTGTAGATGGGGATGATGTTGAATTTTTAGCAAGTGGTAATGGTCAGACTGCAACAGCATTCTCATCTTCAGCCGCAAGTAGAATTACAACTATTGAAGGTACTGGTACAATTCAAGGTGTTGGTACAACCAATAATGTAACTTTTGCTGATATTACTGCAACTAACATTACTGCAACAGGTAATTTAACAGTTCAAGGTACGGTTACTTCAATTGAAACAACCAATTTGAACGTAGATGACCAATTCATCTTGTTGAACTCTGGTTCGGCTGGTGCTGCAGATGCTGGTATTGTTGCATACGATGATGGCCCTTCACTTGGTTGGGATGAATCGGAAGGTCGTTGGGCGTTAGACGCTACTGGTTCAACTTGGAATCAGACAACAATCGCATCTGATGCATACATTGCTGCTGTTAAAATTGGGGCTACCGATGCTAATTACGAAAAAGCTGGTAACCTTCGTGTTGATGGTGGTGAAATTTACATTTATGTATAATAACCATTAAAAACGGATAAGTTATGGGTTTAGCAGATAAATTAGGTTTAAAAAAAGAACAAACTAAAAATCCTAATGAGGCAACATTAAAGTTAACAAAAGGTGAACTTGAAGCTCTCATTATTGGACTTGGTGAAGCAAGTTTTAAAGGAAAACAAGTTGAGTCAGTTTTTAAACTCGCAGTGAAGCTACAAGAAGAATTGAAAAAAATAAAATAAGTTTTTCAATGTTATAAGAAACCCCGCCAGAGATGGTGGGGTTTTTTATTTTCTATCATACTATTTATAGAAGATTAATCACATAAACCTTGGTTGTAGGCCCGAAAGGGAAGTGGGCATGAAAATGTTACCAACCGCAAGATAGGATAGGACATATGCCGAATTGGAAAAAAGTCATTACCTCCGGTAGTGACGCATCACTTAATAGTTTAGATGTAACATCTACGGGCTCTTTCGGTAGAATAGAAGCCAATACCTTGCAGCTTGGAAATTTAGGAGCTGCAAATGAAATTCTTATTGTTGGGACTAACACCCAAGTCACCTCATCTGACTTATTATCCATTGATACTGCTAATCAAAGATTAGGTATCGGAACATCAAATCCTGAAGTAAAATTAGACATAGTTGGTGAATCAAGTGGAGAAGCACAAGTTAGAGTAGCTCAACACGATAATACTTCCGATGGCCCCGACATAAGATTCTTCAAATCACATGGTACGGCAGCATCTCCAACCGCGATTGCTAATGGTGATTATATTGGAGCAGTAAATGCTTTTGTTTATGATGGTAGTAGTTACCTGCAATCAGGATTCTTTGGATTCCAAGCAGATGGTATTGATGGTGATACTACATTTGGATTAAGAACTCGTGTAGATGGAACACTTGCAGATAGAATAGCAATTAATGCCGTTGGTGATGTAAATATAGCAGAAAACTTAACAGTTACAGGTGATATAACAGGTTCAGACATTACAATCGATGATTGGGGTAGTATATCAGCATCCCTTGCTTCTATTGAAGCAGGTGCTACATCAACGACCTTACAAGAAGTAACTGATAATGGCGCAACTACTACAAATACAATATCTGTTCCAGCTGTTACTATTAATTCAACAGGTTCTGACTTTTTAAGACTTGGATTCGAAGCAGGTTACTCAAACCCTAACAACACTTGGCCCGGAAACGGTGGTGTTATTATAGGAACTCAAGCTTTAAAATCTTATAGTGGAAATCTTGATTCAATAACAATTGTAGGTGACTATGCGGCAGCGACTGCCACTTCAATGGGTGACCACGTTACACTTATAGGTCATAATGTTGCAGCAAGCAACACTATAATTGGCCGAGATACTACCGCAATCGGTTTTCAAGCCATGATTGGATTTCCAGGAGGAGGCAACTCTAATACTATCATTGGTTCAAACGCTCTCTACAACTACCACGGTGGTAGCGAGCTTATAGCAATCGGATACCAAGCGGGCCCGCAAGCTGTATCCTATACAGGTTCGGGAAATTTTTATATAGGTAGAAACTCCGGTAATAAATATAATACTTATAATTTAGTACCTGAAGATAGTATATATTTTGGTAACTATACTAAATCTACATTTGCTGCTAGTTTAGGGTCACGAACTGAAAATGAAATAGTAATAGGACACTACGCTACTGGTAGTGGTACTAATACAGTAACAATTGGTAATTCATCAATTACAAACAACTACTTTTCAGGTGATATTTCAGGTTCAGATGTTACAATTGATGATTGGGGTTCGGTATCAGCGTCATTGTCAACCTTGTCAGGAACTTTAAGTGGTGGTACAATTAGTGGTATACCTCTTGGTTCTAATTTAGAAAATTTAGTAGTTGATAATGTAAGTTTACAATTAAATAGTGGTACAACTTATAATGGTTCAAGTGAATTAACCATTTCAGCAAAAACCGGTTCGGTTGGTAATGGTAATACTACACTTGTAAGTGGTGATGGGGTTTATGACTATGTGAATCCTATTTCGGCATCTATTGCATCCGACATTGCTTCTATTCAAGGGTCTGGATATGTAGATGTATCTTCGGGTGGTGCTAGTAATAGAATTGCAATATTTTCAGATGCAGATAGCTTAAAAGGTGATGCGGATGTAACTTACTATTCAGGTTACAATCCACAATCACAAACATACGATGTTTGGGATGATGTAAATTCTGAAGGTATAAAATCAAAAACCTTAACTACACAAGGTATATATGTTGGACAGGTTGGTACAAACTTCACCGCATCCATTGCATTGGAAGCAAATGTAGGCCCAATCAGTTTTTACACCGAAACAAAAGCTGTTGGTTTTAATGTCCCCACTTCCGGAACACATGCAATCCATGTCGATACGGGTTATGCATTTTTCATAAATTACCACCTTGGTGATGGTACAAACTATCGTGCTGGTACAATTACTATTAATACAAATTTTGGTAGTTCAGTAGTATTCTCTGAAACATCAACAGCAGACCTTGGCGACACAAGTTTGCATGAATTCTCTGTTGGATATAGTTCGGGAACAATGACATTGTATATGAGTACAAATGGTGGAGTTGAGGGTACAATGGAAGTAAGAAGAATGGTTTCAATATAATAATATAAAAATCCGAAGTTTGGAAAGTGAAAAACAAGAGGAATTAGAATGGCAAACGAATTTGTAGTTAAAAATGGACTCATAGTAAACTCCGGTGGTATTTCTACTACTGGAGATTTAGCTATTACGGGTTCATTAAACGTATCCGAGAACATTGTAGTTCAAGGTACAATCACGGCACAAGAGTTCAATACGGAATTCGTGTCTTCATCCATCATATTTTCATCAGGTTCTACAAAATTTGGTGATTCTTCGGATGATACACATGATTTTACAGGGTCTATTAACGTAGATGGTGGAATAACCATTTGGAATACAGGTGACCCTAAATTAACATTCCAAACTCAAGGTGGCGCAAACGATTATTCGGTTGGTATTGATGATTCTGATTCCGATAAGTTTAAAATTTCACGTTCCTCTACATTAGGAACAAATGATATCTACAAATACAACTATAATGGTGGTAGTCCAAACCATACATTAAGTGGAGACCTTATTTTAACCAATTCAAATGTTGGATTAGCTGCAAATACCATTTTAAAGACAAATGGAAGTGGATTTGTTGTTCCTGCTGTTGCTGGAACTGATTATGTTGCTACGGGTAGTATCAAACCAAAACTTGGAGTTAATAATGTTGCTGATTTTAAAGCACTAACCGCAGGTTACGCATCTTTAACAGCAGTTACCGATGTCCAAGTTAATGATGACTCACCATATACATTTTGGATGGCACCAAACGCTGGATATATTGAAAAAGTTGTTGTAATTGTTGGTGGGGCTAATGGTACTACTGATAACTTTACAATTCAACCATATAAAAATGCTTCTACAATGGGTTCTTCGGTAGCCAATAACATAGGTGCTAAAGGTAATGTAGATACCTTTACATTCGGAAGTAGTTATAATTTTGTAGCAGAAGATAAAATACAACTATATGTTGATAGGTCAAGCAACACATCAGCATTGTATACAATAAATGTGTTTTTCACTTTAACATAAGGTAGGATATGGAAATGATACACGGTTTACATAAAGATACCTTACTTGAAATCAACGGAGTTCTCACTAAAATTAGTGATATTAAAGTTGGTGATGTAGTAAAAGGTTATGATTTAAGTTCCAACTCAATTAGGAATAACCAAGTTGTTAATGTAGCTAATGGTTTTGCTGATGGTTATCTGTTAATCAAATTATCAGATGGCTCAACACTAAAAACAACCCATGATGCTAACATTCTTACCTTAATGGGTGCTTGGGTTAATCCTATTAACGCATACAACAATAAAACCGAATTACATAATGACTTACATATTCTTTCAATTAACTATGTAGAAGAGTCATTTGAATATATTAGTATAGAGGTTGAGCCAGACCATAATTTCTATGTAGGAAATGTATTACTACATAACACCGGCCCTACCGGCCCTACCGGCCCTCAAGGTGCTCAAGGTGCTGCAACAACCGGCCCTCAAGGTGCTCAAGGAGCAGGTAATACCGGGCCTCAAGGTGCACAAGGTGCACAAGGAACGAATGGCTCACAGGGTGCTCAAGGTGCTCAAGGTGCTTCGCCAACGGGCGCACAAGGTGCTCAAGGTGCTCAAGGTGCTCAAGGTTCTTCACCAACAGGTGCACAGGGCCCTCAAGGTGCACAAGGTGCACAGGGTGCTTCACCGACAGGCGCACAAGGTGCACAAGGTGCACAAGGTGCATCTCCAACCGGCCCTCAAGGTGCACAAGGTGACTCACCAACGGGTGCACAAGGTGCTCAAGGTGCACAAGGTGCACAAGGAGCTCAAGGTGCACAAGGTACTTCACCTCAAGGTGCTCAAGGTGCAGTAGGCCCTCAAGGTGCTCAAGGTAGTGCAGGCGCTCAAGGTGCTCAAGGTGCTTCACCTCAAGGTTCACAAGGTGCACAAGGTGCACAAGGTAGTACAGGTGCACAAGGTGCACAAGGTACTTCACCTCAAGGTGCTCAAGGTGCAGCAGGCCCTCAAGGTGCTCAAGGAGATACAGGCGCTCAAGGTGCACAAGGTGCCTCACCTCAAGGTGCACAAGGTGCTCAAGGTGCTTCACCTCAAGGTTCACAAGGTGCACAAGGTGCACAAGGTACTTCACCTCAAGGTGCTCAAGGTGCAGCAGGCCCTCAAGGTGCTCAAGGAGATACAGGCGCTCAAGGTGCACAAGGTTCTTCACCAACGGGTAGTACAGGTGCACAAGGTGCTCAAGGTGCTTCACCGACAGGCGCACAAGGTGCACAAGGTTCTCAAGGTGCTTCACCTCAAGGTGCTCAAGGTGCTCAAGGTGCTCAGGGTAATGATGGCGCTCAAGGTGCTCAAGGTTCTTCACCAACGGGTGCTCAAGGTGCCCAAGGCCCTCAAGGCGCTCAAGGTGATACGGGTGCTCAAGGTGCTCAAGGTGCACAAGGTACTTCACCTCAAGGTGCTCAAGGTGCCGCTGGCCCTCAAGGTGCACAAGGTGCTCAAGGGGCTTCACCTCAAGGTTCACAAGGAGCGCAAGGTGCACAAGGTGCTCAAGGTAATGATGGCGCTCAAGGTGCTCAAGGTTCTTCACCAACGGGTGCTCAAGGTGCTCAAGGTGCTCAAGGTGCTCAAGGTGACCAGGGTGCTCAAGGTGCACAAGGTACTTCACCTCAAGGTGCTCAAGGTGCCGTTGGCCCTCAAGGTGCTCAAGGTGCTCAAGGTTCTTCTCCAACGGGCGCACAAGGTGCACAAGGTGCTCAAGGCGCACAGGGTGCATCTCCACAAGGCCCTCAAGGTGCACAAGGTGACTCACCAACGGGTGCTCAAGGCGCTCAAGGTGCACAAGGTGCTCAAGGTTCTTCACCAACAGGCGCACAAGGTGCTCAGGGTTCTTCACCAACGGGCGCACAAGGTGCTCAAGGTGCTCAAGGTGATACTGGTGCTCAAGGTGCGCAAGGTGCTCAAGGTGCTCAAGGTGCTCAAGGAGATGTAGGCCCGCAAGGAGCACAAGGTAATACAGGCGCTCAAGGTGCTTCACCGACAGGCGCACAAGGTGCACAAGGTTCTCAAGGTGCTTCACCAACAGGCGCACAAGGTGCACAAGGTGCTTCCCCAACAGGCGCTCAAGGCGCACAAGGAGATGTAGGTGCACAAGGTGCTCAAGGTTCTTCACCTCAAGGTGCTCAAGGTGCTCAAGGTAGTGTGGGAGCACAAGGTGCTCAAGGTGCTCAAGGTGCTTCACCTCAAGGTGCACAAGGTGCACAAGGTGCACAGGGTAGTACAGGTGCACAAGGTGCACAAGGTTCTTCACCTCAAGGTGCTCAAGGTGCTCAAGGTTCTGATGGTGCTACTGGCGCTCAAGGAGCACAAGGTGCTTCACCAACAGGTGCACAAGGTGCTCAAGGTTTACAAGGTGCTCAAGGTGCTCAAGGTGCTCAAGGTGCTTCACCAACAGGCGCTCAAGGTGCACAAGGTGAAACGGGAGCACAGGGTGCTTCTCCAACAGGCGCTCAAGGTGCTCAAGGTGCTTCTCCAATAGGCGCTCAAGGTGCTCAAGGTGATACTGGTGCACAAGGTGCACAAGGAGCACAAGGAGCGCAGGGTGCTCAAGGTGATATTGGTGCCCAAGGTTCTCAAGGTAATACAGGTGCTCAAGGTGCATCTCCAACTGGTGCACAAGGTGCTCAAGGTGCTCAAGGTTCTTCTCCAACAGGCGCACAAGGTGCACAAGGTGCTTCCCCAACAGGCGCTCAAGGTGCTCAAGGTAGTGTGGGAGCACAAGGTGCTCAAGGTGCACAAGGTGATACGGGTGCTCAAGGCGCTCAAGGCGCTCAAGGTGATACTGGTGCAATTGGTGCACAAGGTGCTCAAGGTGCCTCTCCAATAGGTGCACAAGGTGCTCAAGGTTCTTCACCAACGGGTGCTCAAGGTGCTCAAGGTGCTTCTCCAACTGGCGCACAAGGTGACGCGGGTGAAGCAGGTGCACAAGGAGCACAGGGTGCTCAAGGAGCACAAGGTGCTCAAGGTGCTCAAGGTGATACAGGCGCTCAAGGTGCCCAAGGTTCTTCACCTCAAGGTTCACAAGGTGCTCAAGGTTCTGATGGTGCTACTGGCGCTCAAGGTGCTCAAGGTTCTTCACCGGTCGGTGCACAAGGTGCTCAAGGTTCTGATGGTGCTACTGGCGCTCAAGGTGCTCAAGGTTCTTCACCGGTCGGTGCACAAGGCGCACAAGGTGACACGGGCGCTCAAGGTGCGCAGGGTGCTCAAGGTGCTCAAGGTGCTTCACCAACAGGTGCTCAAGGAGCACAAGGTGCTCAAGGTAATGATGGCGCTCAAGGTGCCCAAGGTTCTTCACCGGTCGGTGCACAAGGTGCTCAAGGTTCTGATGGTGCTATTGGCGCTCAAGGTGCACAAGGTTCTTCGCCGGTTGGTGCACAAGGTGCACAAGGTGATACAGGTGCACAAGGTGCTCAAGGCGCTCAAGGTGCTTCACCGGTCGGTGCACAAGGTGCACAAGGTGCACAAGGTGCTCAAGGTTCTTCACCAACGGGCGCTCAAGGTGCTCAAGGTGCTTCTCCAACCGGCGCTCAAGGTGATGCTGGTGATATTGGTGCTCAAGGTGCTCAAGGTGCGCAGGGTGCACAAGGTTCTGATGGTGCTCAAGGTGCTCAAGGTTTAGAAGGTGCTCAAGGTGCTTCACCTGAAGGCGCTCAAGGTGCTCAAGGTGCACAAGGTGCATCTCCAACGGGTGCACAAGGTGCTCAAGGTGACTCACCAACTGGCGCTCAAGGTGATGCTGGTGATATTGGTGCACAAGGTGCACAAGGTGCGCAGGGTGCACAAGGTGCTACTTCAATCGGCCCTCAAGGTGCGCAAGGTGACCCTGGTGCAGCTGGTACATCTCCTGAAGGTGCACAAGGCGCTCAAGGTGCTCAAGGAACTGATGGCGCACAAGGTGCTCAAGGTGCTCAAGGTGATATCGGCGCTCAAGGTGCTCAAGGTGATACCGGCGCTCAAGGTGCTCAAGGTGCTTCTCCAATAGGCGCTCAAGGTGCACAAGGTGCTTCACCTCAAGGTGCTCAAGGTGCTCAAGGTGCTCAAGGTGATGTGGGAGCTCAAGGTGCACAAGGTTCACAAGGTTCACAAGGCGCTGATGGTGCTATTGGAGCGCAAGGTGCACAAGGTTCAGAGGGTGCTCCAGGTACATCACCTCAAGGAGCTCAGGGAGCTCAAGGTTTAGACGGTGCACAAGGCGCCCAAGGTGCCCAAGGTGCACAAGGTGATGTGGGAGCACAAGGCGCACAAGGTGATATTGGTGCACAAGGTGCTCAAGGTGCTTCACCTACTGGTGCTCAAGGTGCTCAAGGCGCTTCACCAACAGGTGCTCAAGGAGCACAAGGAGCTGACGCATTGGGAACTACAATTGGTGGTGGATACAATCCATTGGTATACAATACAAACCTTGGTGCATTGACCTTCGTTGATGGATTTGGAAATGAATTCGTATTACATATGTATGTAAGTGGTTCTTACTAATAGAAGAGAATAGAATATGAGCGTATTAAACGGACAACTTGTAAGGTTACCTGATAGTTCTTCAGTTGCGATTGAGAATATTACTTCTGGTTCTATTGTAACCGGTGTAGTTTTACCTGGTTTAGGATTACAAGAAAGCGATTGGAAAGGTTGGTCATCTACTGATATATCTTCAACCGAATTATCCACCGCAGAGGTAATAAGTAAACATACATCTCCAAGTGCAAGTCATGATGTCCTTGAAATCAACAATGGTGCTCTTACAGTTCATCCTGATAAGAAAATATTAGTAAAAGATGGTGATGGTGTATATAGATTTATTTACGCTAAACAACTTGAACTAAATTCCGACTCATTAGTAAAATATACCGATACTGGAATAACCGAAGAGTTAGTCACTTCAGTATATACAATTACAAATCAGTATGTATCAGAAATAGCCATTGAAGACATAGATGTATACCTACTTAATGGATACATAGTTCACAATCCAGAAGGATATGTAGTATATTCTTGTGGTGGTGGACTTATTGGTAATTTTTACTTTCAAGGGACTGACCCAGGCAGTTATTCTGCTGATTGTTGGAATGTAGAAGATGATTCTGAACGTGGTGCTTTCATTGGCTTTTGTATACAAACGTGTGAGACCACAGACGCCTCAGCTTGGATGCAGGTTAGTGACCCATGTGGGGAGTCGAGTCCAGAAATTTGTGGTGACGCAGATTCATCACCTGGCCCATCAGGTCCGCAGGGTTCTCAAGGTGCACCTGCTGTATCATTAACTGGTGCTCAAGGTGCTCAAGGTGAACTTGGGGAGTATGGTGAATATGGTGCTGCGGGTGCAAAAGCTGCAGTAGAGACTGGAGCCGGAGGAGCTGGTGGTCATATTGGCGCTCAAGGAGCACAAGGTGGAAGAGGTGCAGACGGTGCCGGTGGTCATATTGGCGCTCAAGGAGCACAAGGTGGAACTAATGCCGGTGCTGGTGGTCATGCTGGTGACCAAGGTGCTCAAGGTGCTGGTGGTAGAGGAGGTCATGCCGGCGATACTGGCCCTCAAGGTTCTCAAGGTGCTGCTTCTGGTGCTCAAGGTGCTCAAGGTGCTAATGGTATTGGTGGAGCCATTGGAGCAGCAGGTACTAAAGGACATTCCGGTGATACTGGTGCACAGGGTGCTCAAGGTACAAATCCCCAAGGAGCTCAAGGCGCTCAAGGCCTAACCGGTAATGCTGGTGATACTGGCCCTCAAGGTGCTCAAGGTGTAGACGGTGCTCAAGGTGCTCAAGGTGGTGCTGGTCATGCTGGTGATACTGGCGCACAAGGTGCTCAAGGTGCGAATCCTCAAGGAGCTCAAGGCGCTCAAGGAGCTGGTGGTCATGCCGGTGATACTGGTTTAACAGGTGCTGGTGGTCATGCCGGTGATACTGGTTTACAGGGTGCTCAGGGTGTTAAAGGGCATTCCGGTGCTACTGGCGCACAAGGTGCTCAAGGTACGAATCCTCAAGGAGCTCAAGGCGCTCAAGGAGCTGGTGGTGCCCCCGGTGATACTGGCGCACAAGGTGCTCAAGGCCTTACTGGTCACATTGGTAATCAAGGAGCTCAAGGTGCTAATGGTATTGGTGGTGCTGCCGGTGATACTGGGGGTGGTGGTGCCGGTGGTAGAGAGGGTCATTTAGGTAGTAGTTTAACCGGTCATGCTGGTGCTACTGGAGCTCAAGGTGCTCAAGGAGCTACGGGTAATGCTGGAGCACAAGGTGCTCAAGGTGCGGATGGTACTAAAGGACATAGTGGTGATACTGGTGCACAAGGTGCTCAAGGAACAAATCCAACCGGAGCTACTGGTCATTTTGGAGATTTAGGCGCGCAAGGGGCTCAAGGAGCTACTGGTGCTGCTGGCGCTCAAGGTGCTCAAGGAGCTACTGGCCACATTGGAGCACAAGGCGCTCAGGGAAGCGATAGTGTCATCGGTGCAGCTGGAGCTCAAGGAGTTGCAGGTACTAAAGGACATAGTGGTGATGTAGGAGCACAAGGTGCTCAGGGAACAAATCCAACAGGTAACACCGGTCACACAGGAGACACCGGTGCGCAAGGAGCTCAAGGTGCTAATGGTATTGGTGGTGCTGCTGGTGATACCGGCCCTCAAGGTTCTCAAGGTGCTGCTTCTGGTGCTCAAGGTGCTCAAGGAGCTGATGGTAGAGAAGGTATTACTGGTCATATTGGTGCCCAAGGAGCACAAGGTGCTGGTGGTGCTGCTGGTGATACTGGCCCTCAAGGTGCTCAAGGTGCGATTGGTGCTCAGGGAGCTCAAGGTGCTAAAGGTCAAATAATAGGTGAACTTGGAAACGAAGGTGCGCTTGGTGACCAAGGTTCTGCTGGTGCTCAAGGCGCTCAAGGTTTGGTAGGCGCTCAAGGAGCTCAAGGTGCTAATGGTATTGGTGGTGCTGCCGGTGATACTGGAGCACAAGGAGGTGGTGGTCACATTGGAGCACAAGGCGCTCAAGGTAATCAAGGAGCTCAAGGTGCACAGGGTAGTGATGGTGCTGCTGGTGATGTAGGTGCTCAAGGTAATACAGGTGCTCAAGGTGCACAAGGTTTAGACCCCGAAGCTGAAGGAAATGATAATACAGGCCACATTGGTGATGTAGGCCCTCAAGGCGCTCAAGGTGGTACAGGTGCACAAGGTGCTCAAGGTGGTGAAGGTCATATTGGCGCTCAAGGTGCCCAAGGTGATATTGGTGCTCAAGGAGCACAAGGAGCTCAAGGTCTTGAAGGCCATGCTGGTGATGTAGGTGCTCAAGGTTCAGTAGGTGCTCAAGGTGCACAAGGTTTAGACCCTGAAGCTGAAGGAAATGATAATACAGGTCATATTGGTGCTCAAGGAGCTCAAGGTGAACGTGGAGCTCAAGGTGCACAAGGTAATGATGGTGCTCAAGGTGCTCAAGGTCTTGATGGTGCTGCCGGTGATGTAGGTGCCCAAGGTTCAGTAGGTGCTCAAGGCGCTCAAGGTGCTAAAGGTTTGGTGCTCGGTGAGCTTGGAAACGAAGGTGCACTTGGTGACCAAGGGTCAACCGGAGCACAAGGAGCTCAAGGCGATGTTGGTGCACAAGGTGCTCAAGGCGCGGATGGTATCACAGGACATACTGGAGATACAGGCGCTCAAGGTGATGATGGTAATCCGGGTGATGTTGGTGCTCAAGGCGCTCAAGGCGCTCAAGGTGCTCAAGGTGATGTAGGTAACCAAGGAGCACAAGGTGCCCAAGGTCAAAATGGATTGTCAGGTGCACAAGGAGCACAAGGTGCTCAAGGTGATGTTGGTCATATTGGTGCTCAAGGTGCTCAAGGTGGTCGTGGTCATGATGGCGCTCAAGGTGCTCAAGGTAGTGAAGGACATACTGGCTCTCAAGGTGCCCAAGGTGATACTGGTGCTCAAGGCGCACAAGGTGCAGCTGGTGCCAAAAGTTTAGAATCAGGCGCTGTTGGTAACCTCGGCGCTCAAGGTGATATTGGTGCTCAGGGTCATATTGGTGATGTTGGAGCTTATGGTGATGAAGGAGCACAAGGAGCACAAGGAGCTCAGGGTGATGGTGGTCACATTGGAGCACAAGGCGCTCAAGGTGATGTAGGTGCTCAAGGTGCTCAAGGTGCTCAAGGTGGTGAAGGACATATCGGCGCTCAAGGAGCACAAGGTTCTGATGGCGCCCAAGGTGCACAAGGTTTAGACCCAACGGTAGAGGGTAATGAAAATACAGGCCACATCGGTCACATTGGAGCACAAGGCGCTCAAGGTGATGTAGGTAACGAAGGAGCACAAGGCGCTCAAGGTGATGAAGGTCATATTGGCGCTCAAGGAGCACAAGGTTCTGATGGCGCCCAAGGAGCTCAAGGTGCTCAAGGTGATGAAGGTCATATTGGCGCTCAAGGTGCACAAGGTTCGGTTGGCGCTCAAGGTGCACAAGGTTTAGACCCTGAAGCTGAAGGAAATGATAATACAGGTCATATTGGTGCTCAAGGTGCTCAAGGTGCTGATGGTAGAGAAGGTGGTGATGGCCATACGGGTGATACTGGTGCTCAAGGTGATACTGGTCATATTGGCGCTCAAGGTGCCCAAGGTGATGTTGGCGCTCAAGGAGCTCAAGGTGCACTTGGTGCAAAAACCATAGATAATGGAGCTCAAGGTTCACAAGGTTCTGATGGTGCTCAAGGTGCACAAGGAGATGCAGGTGCACAAGGCGCTCAAGGTGACCAAGGGGGTGGTGGTCACGATGGTGATGTTGGAGCTCAAGGTGATACTGGTCATATTGGTGCGCAGGGAGCACAAGGAGACCAAGGAGCACAAGGTGCCCAAGGTGCTGATGGCCCACCTGCAGGACAATTAATTAAAGGCGCAGATGGTGGTGTTTATACTCCTGGTGATGTTGGAGCTCAAGGTGCACAAGGTGCTGCCTCTGAAGGAGCTGGGGCTCAAGGTCAAGTTGGTGCCATCGGAGCACAAGGAGCTCAAGGTGCAAAATCGTTGGCCCAAGGAGCTCAAGGCGCTCAAGGTTCTGATGGAGCACAAGGCGCCCAAGGCCATGATGGTCACGATGGTGATGTTGGAGCTCAAGGTTTAGATGGTGGATTTGGTGATACGGGCGCACAAGGAGCTCAAGGTCTTATTGGTGCTCAAGGTGCACAAGGTTTAGACCCTGAAGCTGAAGGAAACGATAATACAGGCCATATTGGTGCCCAAGGTGCACAAGGCGCTCAAGGTGATATTGGTGCACAAGGTGCACAAGGTAGTAGTTCTGCATTAGGCGCGTCTGGTGATACGGGAGCTCAGGGTGCTCAAGGTGCACTTGGTGCAAAAACCATAGATAATGGAGCTCAAGGGTTGGGTGGTCAAGAAGGTGCACTTGGTGACCAAGGTGCATTTGGTGCCGATGGTTTACAAGGTTTCCAAGGAGCTCAAGGTAATGCCGGTGATACTGGTTCTCCCGGAGTCGCAGGTGCTCCTGGCGCTAAAATCTTAAATGAATTTAGTGGTGAAGCAGGATACTTACAAGTTAACTATAAACCTGCTACCACAACAATAAAAAATATTACATATACTGATACCGATACTGGCATTGTTTATATTTTAGAAATATTCCCAAGTGGGTCTATGTACTAATTTATTAAAGTTCATTTACATATTTATTATCACAAAAATTAAGTTATGAATGTAGATTTTTCTTTTGATAGAGATGCATCACGGTTGGATGTCAATTACACGAACTATTATTGGTTTGATAACGGATTTTCAGTTGAAGAATTAGAGCGAATTGAAGAAATGACTTCTAATTTAGAGTTTGAAGACGCCGCAACTGGTCAAGAAGGTGCTAAAGTATCAAATTATCGTAAATCACGAATTAAATGGTGTCCGCAAAATTCTGAATGGGACTGGGTTTACACTAAACTCCGTGATATGATTGTTGGTGCTAATAATGTTATGTGGAAATTTGACTTAACTCACATGAGAGAGCAAATCCAATACACCGAATATTATGGTAACAACGAAGGTGGGTATGAATGGCACATGGATTGTGGTTCAGGTGTCCAAAATCAAAGAAAAATATCCGTTACTGTACAATTATCACATCCTGATGATTATGTGGGTGGTGATTTACAATTTAATTTAGGACAACAACTTACAGCACCACGAGTTCAAGGTGCTGCAGTAATATTTCCATCGTTTTATTTACACAGAGTAACACCAGTAGTCAAAGGAACACGAAAATCATTTGTTCTTTGGGTTGGTGGAGAACCATATAGATAATAATTTATGATAAAAGTAAGTTTACCTACCGCTTTGGTATTTGGGTGGCATGAAACTGGCACTCACACGTTAGAATCGGATGTATATTTTGAAGAAGGTTTGTTTGAAGATGTAGTTTTACATTGTTATGACTCAACCAAAAATCTAAATCATTTAATTTCCAAGCATAATCCTGGAATAATTGTAACAATTGGTGATGAATTCAAAAATATTGATTTGGGAAAACACCTTATGTTGGAATCTAAACACCGACACTATAATCAAATCCCACCTAACAACATTTTTGCTAATGATATATTATGTCAGTCTACATTTTGGGCATGTAAATCACAAACGGAAGTATATGCAAACAAGAATACTCCAATTATTTCAGTATTTACACCAACATATAAGACAAACGAACGAATTTTTAGAACTTATGAATCGTTAAAGAACCAAACATACCAACATTGGGAGTGGGTTATTGTTGATGATTCACCTGAAGGTGATTATAGAACATACGAGTATCTAAAAAGTATTGCAGATTCGGATTATAGGTTAAAACTTTATAGAATATCTCCAAATTCAGGTGGTAATGTTGGTGAGGTTAAACATAGAGCTGCTATGTTGTGTAATGGTGAGTGGTTGGTTGAGTTAGACCATGATGATTATTTGATGCCAACCGCTCTTGAGGACATTTTAAGTGCTTCTAAAAAACATCCGGACTCTGGATTTATATATTCAGATTGTTGTGAGTTGTATGATGATGGTGAAATGAGACCATACGGACATATTGGTGATGATTGGTATGCAAATCCTGAAAATAGATTTAATTGGGGATATGCCGGTCACACTTGGGAAACTCATTATGATAAACAATATCTCGTACACCATTATCAAGAGATAAATCCAAAAACTATTAGGTTCAACATTGGAATGCCTAATCATTTAAGGGCATGGCGTAGGGATGTATACTTTAAAATCAGAGGGCATAATAGAAACATTTCAGTTGCTGATGATTTTGAACTAATTGTAAAGACATTTTTAGAAACCAAGTTTACCCACATCAAAAAAATGTTGTATTTACAATATAATAATAGAAATTCTACCGTAGACAACAATTCAACTGATATTAATCGTAAAGCAAGGTTGATTCGTGACTATTATGATGTACAAATTCACGAGCGTATCAAACAACTTGGTGGATTTGACTGGAATTGGGATTTAAACGAAGGACATTCACATAAATTGCAAAATTGGATGGATAGAACTCGTTATTACGATAATGAGGAAGTATTAAATTATATAGTTAAGTGAAACCCTTAACATAATACTATTTATATAGTGAGAAATAGTATTTAGGAGTTTAAATGTCAGTAAACATTCCAATTTGGCCAGGTTCAGGTTCATTTACAAGTGGTTCATCAACTCCTTTTGGATTTTTTGACTCTGATTCACAATTCAGGTCAGATGCTCCAAAAGTTGCAGAGTGGTGTGCTAAGAGATTGGGGTATCCGATTGTTGATGTTGAATTACAGGACATCAATTTCTTTACTTGTTTTGAGGAAGCTGTAAACGAATACTCATCTCAAGTAAATCAGTACCGAGCTAAAGAAAACTTGTTATCATTACAAGGTTCATCATTGGATTTGGATTTATCAAATACCAATATGAATGCTAATATGCAAAACTTGGTAAACATTGCCAAAGATTATGGTACTGAAGCGTTGAGTGGTGGTAAAGTTACTGTTTACACCGGCTCTTTTGAAATGATAGCCGGTCAACAAATTTATGACCTTGGTGATGGTAATGTTGTAAACTTGGAGAGTGGTTCGATATCTAATGGTGTAACCCTTCGTAGAGTGTATCATACCCAACCACCAGCAATCATTAGATATTTTGACCCATTTGTGGGTACTGGTATGGGTTCTCAACAAATGATGAATACATTTGGATGGGGTGCATACTCACCTGGAGTATCATTTATGATGCAACCAATGTTTGATGACCTTTTAAGATTACAAGCAATCGAATTTAATGACCACATCCGTAAATCATCATATGGTTTCCACGTTGATGGTCAACGTATCAGATTATTCCCAGTCCCAGCAAATGGTGATACTGGTGCTAAAGTATATTTTGATTACACGTTAGATAGTGAAACTAATTCACCAATCGCAAATTCAAATGTGGTTAGTGATTTGTCAAATGCACCATTTAATAGATTGGAATATACAAAAATCAATTCAGCTGGAAAGCAATGGATTGCAAGATACGCTTTGGCTCTTGCTAAAGAAATGTTGGGCGCAGTTAGAGCTAAATTTTCTTCAATTCCAATTCCTGGTGCTGATGTAACTCTCGATGGGTCAGACCTTCGTAACGAAGCATCTGCTGAAAAAGAATCATTGTTAACTCAATTGACCGAAATGTTGGAATCAACATCTCGTAGAGCATTGATGGAAGCAAGAAAAGAAGAGAGTGAGTATTTGGAAGAAACACTTAATAGAGTTCCAAGACCAATTTATATAGGATAACCAAATGGCTTTATTCGGTGGACAAAGAGATATGGCTCTATTCAATAAAGTGAATAAAGAACTTATCAACGACATTATTGATACTGAAATCTACTACTACCAAGTTGCTTTGACTGAAACTAAAGCAAATCTATATGGTGAAGGTAAGGATAAGGTATTCAATCAACCGGTTAAGATTCCAGCTCTCATTGAAAGAAATCAGTCAAGTCAAATCTCCGATGATTTTGGTCAATCGTACTCTCGTGAAGTTCAGTTTAGATTTTTACGAGATACATTGATAGATGTAAATGTAAAACCTGAAGTTGGTGATATTATTCAATGGAATGGTGAGTATCATTTGATTGATGCACAATACTCATACCAATATTTTGCTGGTAAGAATCCACAAACTTGGGATGGTGGTGAAACACAAGGTCTTAACGTATCTATTATATGTGATACTCATGTTACACGACAAACATCTATCAAATTGGTAGATACATATAGAGGTAACTCACGACAAAATGATAACGAAGTACCATTAGGATTGTAAGATGGCTCAAAAGTATAGAAACGAAGACAAATCGAAACCAAACCTTACTCAAACTCAATCTTCTACAAGTGAAGATGTGAAATTGAATAAGGCAAGGCAGATTCGTAGAGACCAAGACAATGTAAAGAACATTTCAGTTGGTATTTACGATGTTGATTCTGCATTTAAGACATTTTTGGAGAAAGATGTAAAACCTACAATCGAAGATGATGGTAGATTCTACCCAGTCCCAGTAATGTACGCATCTCCAGAGAAATGGGCAAGTGCACAACGTGATGGATTTATGAGAGATGACAATGGTATGATTTTAACACCAGTTATCTCATTCAAACGAAACAATCTTTCAATCAACACGGAATTATCCAAGTTAAAGGTAGCACAAAACGAAGATGCTCACCAAATGTTTGAAAGAAAGTATACAAGAACCAATAGATACGACCAATTTTCCATTTTAACCAATCAACAACCAAAAAAAGAGTATATGTCGGTTGAAAGACCCGATTATGTAAATTTAGAGTACGAAGTAGTCGTTTGGTGTGATTATATGGAGCAAGTAAACAAGATTGTCGAACAAATCGTGTTTTTCCAAGGTCGTTCTTTTGGCGATAGATACAAATTCGTAATCAAAGGTGATTCTTACTCATTCGAAACTATTTCAGAGATGGGACAAGATAGAATTACTAAAGCAAACATCAATTTGACTGCTAAAGCATACATTGTTCCAGAATATGCGGCAATGACCAACAATACTAAACGTAAAATTTCGGTTGGTAAGGTATCTTGGGGAGAGAGTCCTAAATTGGGTGGAAATGACTTACCAATTAATAGTGGTAATGAATAATATTTACATATTTATATAGTGAAACAAATAAAATAATGTTATGGAAGAAAAAACAATAGTAAATTTTACCGAAGAAGAAGTTGGTAAGGTTGCAGGGTTACAACAAAAGGTATTGACTATCAATACACGACTTGGGGAAATTGAATTAGAGATTCACGAGTTAGAAACGAGATTCCAAAGTTTAAAATCTGAAAAACAAACACTCATTAATTCGTTTTCAGAAGTAAAAGCAGAGGAGGTGGAGTTGGGTAAGAGTTTAAGAGACAAATATGGTGAGGGAACTTACGATATTAGAACAAATACCTTTACTCCTAACAAATAAGTAGTCGTTTCCCCATTTTTTGGTGTATTTATAATAAGGAAAACCGAAAATTATATTTTAGGAGAAAATAATGGCTGAAAGAATTGTAAGTCCTGGCGTATTTACAAGAGAAAAAGACCTCTCATTCTTACCTGTTGGTATTGGTGAGATTGGAGCTGCTCTTATCGGACAAACCGTAAAAGGGCCTGCTTTCGTACCAACGAGAGTTGAGTCTTTTAACGAGTATCAACAAAAATTTGGTGGTCTTACCGAAGATTCATACCTTCCGTATACCGCTCAATCGTATTTAGAAGAAGCTGGTGCTGCAACTATCGTAAGAGTATTAGGTAGTGGTGGTTATACTCTTGGTAACCCAATTGTATTGACAATCTCATCTTCTGCTGGTAACAAAGTTGCCGCTGTATTACACCCATCAACTCAAATTGATAAAACTAATACTGGTAATTTTGCTAATACCACTTCAAGTAGGGTAATTGATAATGTTGATGGTAGTACACTTATTGTAACTGCTTCAAACTTCTCATTAAGTATTAGTGGTTCAGGTGCTACATTATCAACAGTGTCTGCATCATTAAATCCAAGTGATGCTAACTACCTTACAAAAACATACGGATACGCTCCTAAATCTTCAAAGAATGTATACACTTACTTAAACTTCTCAACTTTCCAATCAGCATCTTTTGCTACCGGTGAGGTTGTTACAGTTCAAACTGCATCATTCTTGAACACAGCATACACAAGTGATTATTCTGAAGCATTAACTCCTTGGATTGTATCTCAAAGAGTGGGTGGTTCTACTACAAACTTGTTTAAGTTCCACACACTTTCTCATGGTACTGCTACAAACTACGAATTTAAAGTAGGTATCCGTGACATCAAACCAGCTTCAGAGGTGCCAGGTTCTGAATATGGTACATTTAGTGTGATTGTTAGAAGAGTAGATACTGAAAAGATTCCTAATTCAATTTTCGGACAAGGTGTTGATGATTCTGATACTAAACCAAATATTGTAGAAGAATTTACAGGTCTTAATCTTGACCCTAACTCACCAAACTACATTAAGAGAGTAATTGGTGACAAATACATTACTGTTGACGCTAATGGTAAATTGTCAACTAATGGTGACTACAATAACGCATCAGTTCACATTCGTGTAGAAGTTGATTCTGATGTAGACGCGGGTTCTATTGATTCATCACTCGTTCCTTTCGGATTTGCCGCATTGACTTCTCCACTTCAAAGTGGATATACATTACCAGACCCATCATATGTAGTGTCTCAATCAATTTCATCTGAATACAACAAGAGAGTATTCTTGGGATACAACTATGATTTCTCAAATACTGATAACTTGGCATTCCTAAACCCAGTACCTGCATCTTCAACTACAACAGTTGGTTCTGCGTTTAACTTGGCAGATTGTCACTCAAATGGTTCATCAATCACATTAACTTCAGACATCGATGCTAAGAAATTCATCGTACCTTTCCAAGGTGGTTTTGATGGATGGGAGCCAAACCGAGTTGTTAATGTAGGTTCATCTATTACCGCAGGAAATACTCAAGGATTAGATTGTACCAACGCAACATCTACCGGTACGGTTTCTATGAGAAAAGCTATCAACGCAGTATCAAATCCTGATGAATTTGACATCAATATGGTTGTAACTCCAGGTATGATTAATAGACTTCACTCTTCAGTCACCACATTCGCTAAAGATATGTGTGAAGATAGATTGGATTGTTTCTATGTAATGGATGGTGGTGCATATGGTGACTCAATCAATGTGGTTGTTAATTCATTGACTTCGTTTGATTCTAACTATGTTGCTACTTACCACCCTTGGTGTAAAATTCTTGATACCGATAAGAACAAACCAGTCTGGGTTCCGCCAAGTGTTGTACTTCCTGGTGTAATTGCATTTAGTGATTCAGTAGGTGCTGAATGGTACGCTCCTGCCGGTTTAAATCGTGGTGGACTTCCAAACGTAATTGAAGTTGAGACTCGTTTAACTCACGATGAGAGAGATACTCTATATACAAATAGAATCAACCCAATTGCTACGTTCCCAGCACAAGGTGTGACTGTATTCGGTCAAAAGACACTTCAAGCTAGACCATCCGCTTTGGATAGAATCAATGTTCGTAGATTGTTAATCGCAGTGAAGAAATACATCGCATCTTCAACAAGATACTTGGTATTCGAAAACAACACCGCTGCTACAAGAAACCGCTTCTTGTCAATCGTGAACCCATACTTGGAATCAATCCAACAAAGAAATGGTTTGTACGCATTCCGTGTGGTAATGGATGATTCAAATAACACACCGGATGTGATTGATAGAAACATTATGGTAGGGGAAATTTACTTACAACCAGCCAAGACTGCTGAATTCATTGTACTTGACTTCAACATTCTTCCAACTGGCGCTGCATTCCCAGAGGCATAAATTAGAGAAACGACTATTTATTAGAAAGACAATAGGAGATATAAATGGCACAATTACTTGACCCAAATGAAATTATGTTCACCAACTTTGAACCTAAAATGTCCAATAGGTTCATTATGTACATCGAGGGAATCCCTGCGTACTTGGTGAAAACGGCTGCCAGACCTGAAATCCAAAATGGTAAAGTGACTATCGACCATATCAACACTCGTAGATATGTAAAAGGTCGTTCTGAATGGCAAGACCTTTCAGTAACTCTTTACGACCCAGTAGTTCCATCTGCTGCACAAGCAGTAATGGAGTGGGTACGTTTACACCACGAATCAGTAACAGGCCGTGATGGTTATTCTGACTTCTACAAAAAAGAAATTGTATTCAACAGTTTGGGTCCTGTTGGTGATAAGGTAGAAGAGTGGACATTGAAAGGTGCTTTTGTACAATCAGCTAAATTCTCTGATATGGATTATGCTGGTGAAGATTTGGCAACAGTAGAATTGACACTTACTTACGATTACGCTATCTTACAATACTAAAATACCGGATTGTAGTAAAAATTGCAAAATGATAACCCCACTTCGGTGGGGTTTTCTATTAAATTGAGTATATTTATTTGAGGTTAACCAATTTATTAAACAAAGGAGATATCTATGGCTATTCACGCAATCAAAAGAATCGAAGACAACATCGTAGTATACGTTAATGGTGGTACTATTGTTGATTCTTCTACTGAAAACCACTTGACATTCCAAGAAGCTACTGCAGAGTGGGGTCTTGATGTAGATGGTTGGGACAAAGCAAAGTTCACATCAGTTGAATTGGCAGATGAATATGAGTTTCCAGAAGGTTTCGCATGTGATGAAACTTGGAATCTTGTAGGAACTACAATGACCAAAGTAGGGTAATTAAAAAAACCTTAAAAAAGACCCTCACCAATCGGTGGGGGTTTTTTGTATTATAAATCTTTGACTTCCATATTTATATGTGGTTAACCAAAAATATAACAAGGAAAGTTATGGCAGATTTACAAGATGATTACAAACTATCCGATAAGGATGTTGCTGAAAAGTTGAGAGCTCAACACGAGGTTCAACAAGTTCGTGATTACAAATTCCCAACTGAAATTATTGACCTACCATCAAGAGGATTAATTTATCCAACAGACAACCCACTTTCAAGTGGTAAGGTGGAAATGAAATATATGACTGCAAAAGAAGAGGACATCCTCACAACACAATCATATATTAAAGATGGTTCGGTACTTGACCGACTATTCCAATCCCTAATCGTATCTAATGGTGAAGGTGTTGCTATTAAATACGTTGATTTAGTAGTTGGTGATAAAAACGCAATTATGATTGCTGCACGTGTTTTGGGTTATGGTAAAGACTATGAAGTTGAAGTAACCGACCCATTCACAGGTAATAAACAAAAAGAAACCATTGACCTTACTCAATTTGAAAATAAAGAGTACGATGGTTCAGCACAAATTGCACCAAATGTTAATGAATTTCAATTCACACTCCCACGTTCTAAACGAGAAATTACTTTTATGGGTATGACTGAATCAAAAGAACGTAAGGTAAAACATCAAGTTGATGAACTCAAAAAGGCAAATCGTAAATTAAAAGATGAAACCTCAAGAGAATTAACTACTCGATTAAAAACTATGATTATTTCAGTAGATGGTCAAACTGAACAAAAAGTAATCAATCATTTTGTTGATAATGAGTTGTTTGCAGTAGATTCAAAAGCACTTCGTGACTATATTTCACAAACTCTTCCTGATATTGACCTTACTTGGGAATTTATTTCAGAGGAGACTGGCGAAGGGAGGGAAATGTCCTTGCCAATGGACACGAGCTTTTTTTGGCCTAACTCTTGATTATAGAAAGCATCTTCACTCTCACATTTTTGATTTGATTTATCACGGAAATGGTGGGTTTACATTCTCTGATGTTTACAATATGCCTGTTTGGGCACGAAAGTTCTATATTAACAAGATTATAGAATTTAAACAAGAAGAGAAGAAGATTCACGATACTGAATCAGCTAAAATACGTGCTAAAACACGAAGATAATGAAAGGCCCAACTTAAAGTTGGGTTTTTCTATATTTATACAATATGGAGAACTTATGAAAAAGAGTCAACTTAAAGAAATTAGGGAAAACGAAGAACTCCGTGAGGGATTAGTCGACATTATTCTTAAAAAGATTGCTAACAAAAAAATCAAAGCAAACAAAAAAGATATGATGGACATCCTCAAGGGAATCTATGGTTCAGAAGACAAAATACCTGATTGGAGAAAAGACCGATTGGGTCTTTAATTAAGGAGTTCAAATGGCTGAAAAGTCTGGAGCAGATTACGAGAAAGAATTAAGAAGCGCAAACGACTATGCTAGAAATCTAGCAAAGGAGTTTATGGAGCTGGATGGTATATCGGAGTCAACCCGAAAAAAAATGGCTGCGATGTCCCTCGAAATGAAGGGGCAGGCTGACATTGGCGACCAACTAAATACACTTATTGCTCAACGACAAAAATTCATTGAAGATGAAATAGCCGCAGGTCATACTATTAGTAAAGCCGCATTAGGCAGACTTGATAGTGAAATAAAATTACTTGAAAAAGCAAAAACTCAAAAGGATTTACAAGAGGAACTAAAAGATAATCTAAAAGATTCAGTTGGTTTAAATAATGAGTTTGTAAAAGCATTAACGAAGGGTGGTATTGTTGCTCTTGGATTATTGGTTCTGGCCAAAGTAGTAACATTCTTTACCGATGCAGTTAAACGTGGCATAGAACTTAACAAAACTTTAGGTTTAAATGTAAAGAATGCTGCTGTATTTGAAGGTAACTTACAACGTGCACGACTATCAGTAGATGGTATGAAGCATGGTATGGATGCACTTACCAAATCAGCCGAAGAATTAGTAAAACAAACAGGTAACATTAATCTATCACCTGATTTGATTGCAAACGCAACTGAAATTTCAGGGCTTCTTGGTGATGATACATTAGGTGTGTCTCTTACAAGAAGTATTGAAAATGCAGGTGTAAACTCTGGCGAGTTAGCTGATAAGGTCAAAGACATGGCCAACGCATTGGGGGTTGATGCAACCTCTGGAATGGAAATGTTGGCGTCCAATCAAGGTATTCTTAATAGTATGACTGAAGAGCAGATGTTAAATCGTGCTAAAGAAGGTTTGATGATTAAGAAAATGGGTCTTGATGTTAAAAAGATGAATGACCTTGCATCTGAACGATTGGATATTGAATCCTCACTTCGTGCAGAAATGAAACTTCAGATGTTCTCTGGTCAACAATTAAATATGCAAGCCCTTCGAGAGGCAAAGGCAAGAGGTGATGCTGCTGGTATCGCAATGGAAACTAAAAAGTTGATAGATACGTTGGGGCCTGCTTATGAAAGTAACGCCCAACTTCAACGTATTATTGCAGATGAAACAGGATTCACCAAAGATGAAATTCAGAATGTTCTTAATGCTACCGAAGAACAAAAGAAACTTGATGAAGAGTTGTTGGAGCTTAGAAAACAAATGCCAGAAGCAACATTGGAAGATTTGGATGCTCAAAAGCAACAAGAAGCACAAACCGCTGCTACAATTTCTACCGTAGGTCAATGGGCTCTTGGTCTTGGTGCCGTAGCCGCCGCCTATCTTTTAATAAAAAAGTTTGGTGGTGGTTTAGGAAAACTAATGGGTGGTAAGGGTGGAAACCCGATTGCAAACTTTGTTAAAGGGTTTGGTAATAAAAAAGTCCTTATGGGTGCTGCCGCAATGGCATTAGTTGCCGGGTCACTATTCATATTTGGTGCAGCCGTAAAACAATTTATGGAAGTATCGTGGGATGCAGTTGGTATGGCAGTTGTATCTATGTTAGCACTCGTTGGAGCACTTGCATTAGTGGGTGCTATTATGATGAGTGGTGTTGGTGCTGTCGCAATCCTTGCTGGTGCTGCTGCAATGTTAGTAATCGCAGCCGCATTGTTAGTTCTTGGTCTTGCAATTCAAGAAATCGCCAAAGGATTTGGAATGATGGGTGAGCTTGGTAGCCAATTAATTGCATTAGTAATGATTGCTCCAGGTCTTATTGCACTTGCTGGCGTCTTTGCTCTATTGGGAGCATCTATGATACCATTTGCTATGGGACTTGCATTTATTACACCATTCCTTCCTACATTATTGATTTTAGGTGCTATGTTACCATTAATTGCAGGTGCTCTTGGATTTGGTGGCGAAGGTGAATCAGAAGGTGCCGGTGGTGGTGTTAGTTCAGACCCATTATTGGATGAAATTAAAGGACTCCGTAGAGATATTCAGTCACAACCTGTTCAGATTGTTATTGATGATAAAGTGGTGTCTCAAATGAATAAAAAGAATGTAAGAATGCAATCTTATAGAGATGGATTTAAGTAAATGGCATTAAAAGATTTAAAATCAGACTTGTCTAAATTTAGAAGACCCGTTGAAAACCCACTTGTAGAAAAACCACGAGTGAATATTCCAAAATCTTCTAATCAGACCCCATTATCTCAATTTGTGGGTAATACCCCTGATGCGCCAAAGTCTCAAACAACAACCCCTAAACAAGGTGTGACTCCAACAAAGTTTGATAATTCACCAAACTATTTGGGAGAAACATCGCCAAGTCAGTTTGATAACTCATCAAACTATTTGGGAGAAACTACTACAAAACGAATGTCTTTAGAAGAAAGATTCTTGGGACAAACTGAAACAACATTAGTTCAACAAGGGGATAAATTCAAAGGTGAAACCGAAACGGCAAATATTACTCAAGGAGATAGATTTAAGGGTGAAACGACTCCTGAAGACTACTCCAATGCCGAAAAGTTCAAAGGAGAAACCACACCAACAGAACTAAAATTTACACAACAATTTTTAGGTGAAACAACACCAAAGCCAAGCAATCTTTCAGAAAAGTTTTTGGGTGAAACTAACCCAACCAAGATGAATTTAGAAGCAAGGTTCTTGGGAGAGACTGATATGCCGGATATGGTATTAGAAAGTCCATTTAAAGGTGAGACCACTCCAACTAAAATGAATTTGGAAGCCGGATTTTTAGGTGAAACGACCCCAAGTACCTTTACATTTGACCCTAATCTACAAACCCAAGCAAAAGACCCTCAATTTGTTGACTTTATTACAAATGATGATGCACGTGGATTTTCACCATTCCAACAACCAAAGAATAATTCTACTTTTGTTGGAGTAGACCCATCTCAAACTCAATTCGAGGGAGTTACCCCAATAACAGGTCAGTTTGTAATCAGTCAGTACAATGTATCAAAGCAAAATGATAGTGGATTGGGTAAATCATATACTGATAATAGGTTAAACGAACTATATAATCGGTATAATCTAAAAGAAGATTCTTACAACTCATCAGTCTTCAAACAACCATTTATTTTGAGTGGTATTCAGAAAACAAATGGTGAGCCGGAACGAGTTGGTATAGGTTCGTTTTCATTCATCAGAGGGGGTGCTATTACATCCACGGCTAGAGCTGTAATTGACGCAGTAAGAGTAGGACAATTCCTTTTAACTCCTCGTGGTTTAATTTGGTCTTTGAAACAAGTAGGTATGCAGAGAAGCCAAACATATGGTAAAAAATGGACTCCAATTAATCTACTTTCTAATATAGCAACCCAACATCTTGGTTTACGATTTGATAGACCTGGTGTTAAACCTATTGGTGATGAGACTTGGAAGTATAACCCAAATGCATCTATAAATGAAAGCCCATTGTTAAACACATATAATACATTTACATTGGGTGGTATAGGTATAGAGTCCGATATTTGGGTATTTAAGGCCCAAACCGGAGGACCTGACTCATTCTATGGTATTGGTGCTAGCGCTCACACAAGAACCATAAATACTTTTACAAATTACAAAAGTGACTCTGTATTACCATTACCTACCATAAAAGATTATGAAGGTATTTCATATGGTACAATTTCAAAAATTGCAAATGGTAACGC